CAAGTGTGCCACAAGCGTCAAGCGTTTATGTGTACCCGCCCGCCGACACGATCCCGACGAAAGGCCGGGGCGGGTACGTTGCGATGCTACACGCTGACGATCATTGGGCGACCGCTTTGAGCTGGTCGAGCGACCATCCCGGCAGCCCACACCATGCACCTGGCTAACTCGATTGGCCCAGGTGAGCGTTGCGACGACAGCACCAAAGTGTTTTGTGTTTTGACTGCAACGGCTCGTTGGACGTGTTCGGCCAGCATGGTTTCCCCGGTGTGTAACAGCCTGCCTTGGTTGATGAGGTCGCGCACGACTGGGGTGAGTTTGCCGAGTTCGGCGTAGCCGACGATGACGCGGCGGCGCTCAAGATTGGGTGGGCAGATTGCGTCGATGCTGGGCGACATGGCGAACCTGACGGCGGGATCGGTGGCGACTTCAGCCAGTTTGTCGTACAGCTCGCCGATGGTGTCGACGACGAAGGCGATGGTGCAGATGGTGCGTCCGTCGGGCAGGTTGACGGCGCGTACGGCGGCGTATCGGCTGTCGTCCAAGCTGGCCTCAATAGCGACAATGCCGCCCATTGGGATCGGGCCGCGATGCTCAAGTTCGGGCCAGCGTCCGGGTGCGATCCAACCGCGAGCGACCGTGACCCATAGGTTGAGGCTGGCGCGTAGGAATGATGCGCGGTCAGGGTTTTCGCTTTCCTGCTGCAACGTGTCAAGGGTGAGGGTGTGGCCGATGGCGGGGTTGCCCCATGTCCACGACGCGGGCGACATTGGATCGACGTGCGGTGGTGGTGACCATTCGGCCATGTAGTTCACGGTGGGTTGCCCGCTGTCGATTGCGCGTAGACCATGCTCACGCCAACGCTGAAACAGCACCGATGCCTCGGTACCTGCGGTTGACATGAACAGGGCAAACGGGTTTTTGCGGGCACGCTGAGCAGGCATCAGGCCACCTTCGACGACTTCGGCGTCAACGTCAAACAGCTCGTCAACGATCAGCAGATCAATGCTCATGCCGTGGCCCGCATTATGTTTGGCGGCTTTGATCCACCATGTTGTGCCGTCCGGCATCGTCACTTTGTTGCGACCATACGACCGCGACACATACGCGCCGTACTTATTCTCAAGAATGTCAGCCAAGTCATCAAACACCATCACGGCCAAGTCAAGGCGGTGCGCCACAGACACAATCGTCTGCTTCTCGCCCTTGATTTTTGGCATTTCCAACAGCCAAAACAAGATGACCGATTTCAGAATGATTGACTTGCCGTTTTGACGGGCCACCGACCCCAACGCCGACCGATGCACCAACAGCCCATCGTCATCAAACGTCAACGCACGGTCAAGAAAATGCACCTGCCACGGCATCAGCTCAAGGCCCAGCGCGTCCAGGCATATGTCCCCCACAAGCGGCCCATACGATCCCGCCCCATCCGGGCTAATCGTTTCCAGTCGAGGCTGGTCATGGCCAGTTACCGCTGGTTCAGGCTGGTCATGGCTGGTTCCAGGATATTTTTCCTTGGGGCTCGGGGGGATTTGATTTGGGTGTAAAAATTCGGAAAGTGCCTTGTCTCTCGCTTGTTTGGCGGCTGCGAGTTTTTTGTTTCGGTATGTTGCTCCTCGTGCTGCGTTGCAGGGTTTGCAAGCGGGCACCATGCCGTCTTGGTGTGTGCCACCTCGGTCGACTTCGATCAAATGGTCGGCTTCGGTTGCAGGTCGGCGTCGACACCAGTAACAGATCGGGTTGTCTTTGAGTAGTGCTTTGCGAGCTGCGGCGTATGCCGGGTCGCCTGTGGTGTGTTGGCGTGGCATTAGAACAGCGTAGGTTGCGGGCTTGTTTGTTTGTCAACAGGTTTCCAGTCTTGGTCTTGTTGACCTTTCATGGCGTGGCAGTTGTGGCAAACCAGTTGGCATTTGTCAATTTCTTGTTGTACTACGTCAGCGTCTTTGCCTTTGAGTTTGGCAACGTTGGCTCGTTTAGTTGTCCGATCAATGTGATCCCAGGCGAACATTGCGATGTTGTTGATTGTGACGTGTAGTTCTTGTCCGTCGTTGTAGATCGGGTGCAGGGCGCATTTGCCTCGGGCCAGCATGTTGTTGGCGCTGAGCAGATGGTTGTTTGACCTGCGTTGTTTTTGAAATGCGTTGACCCGGTTGCGTTTTTTGGTTTTTGCCAGCGGATCTATTTTGCGTCGTGATCGAGCGTTTTTTAGGTTGCAGGCTTGAGAGCAGAAACGGTATGCCCGATTATGGTTCGGGTAGACGGTTTTGGTTGCGCCGCACATTTCGCATTGATAGGTGACTTTGGGGTTTTTTGAGGGCCTCCCGCGGCGCTGCGCGCCTTGGGCTGGCGCGGCAGGCGAGCTGCCTTGCCCTCGATTTGATTGAGCGACTGTCATGACGTGTCCGGGTCTCCTGCGTTGTTTTTCTACATAGTCTAGTTTTATGTGTAACACAGACGGGTGTAATGCCCACCCCGCGGCTTGCCTCTACCCGCGTCCCACTTGCTATTTGCTGAACATCATCGCCTTGACGCTTTGCCCCGCCACCTTCGTGTTGCTGTTTTAGGGCGCGTCAATCTACCCCCGTTACCGGGTGTCATCCATCCACCGTGCGATCGGTTTAGGTCTATGCGTTATCTAATTCAGCTGCCATAACCAGGCGGCCTATGTATTCGGCAACTTGCGGTACTACCGCATTACCTAATCCTCTAAGTCTGTCCACCCGATGGGGAATCCCATCAGCCACTCGACCCACGTCGGGTTCAGTTTCCCACCATTGCCAGCCCTCATAGCTCGGCGTTCCTCGCTCGTAATCTCGCCCGCTGAATATTTGGCTTCGATCTGTTGCATCCCACCCGTACCGCCCGCCAACTTCCCGAACGTTGGCGTTGGCCATAGTGCAACGCTTTCTTCCAATTTTGACCCCAGGCGTCCTCTCCGTTCGACGCGCTTTCGCACCGTCTCCAAATTCTCTGCCATTGCCGCTGATGACCTGGGTGTTGGCCACATTCGATCGAGTACTGCATCCCGCAATGTGGGGTTCTTGAATTTGCCTGTCTTGTTCGTATTGTTTGGATGTGCTGTTGGGGTAGGCCACAATGATGATCCGGTCACGTCGATGGGGCGCACCCAATCCGGCTGCTGATACAACGCGCCATTCCGCGTCATACCCGATTTCGGCAAGCTCTCCAATGACGGTTGTTCCCCCCATAGAGAGATGTCCCCTGACGTTTTCCAGGATCGCGTATCGGGGTCGTAGTGCGCTAATGGCGTCTCGTACCCATGGCCATAGGTGTCGTGGGTCGTCTGTGCCTCGTCGTTTTCCTGCGGTGCTGAATGGTTGGCAGGGGTATCCGCCGCAGATGACGTCCACAGGCTCAACTGTTCGCCAATCAATTTGTTTGATATCTCCATGATTGGGTACCTCGGGCCAATGTTTTTTTAGGATTTTGCAAGCGTATGGGTCTATTTCGGATTGCCAGCGGACTGTCATTCCGGCGCGTTCTAAACCGAGGTCTAGTCCGCCTATGCCTGAGAACAGCGATCCGACTGTGAGCATTAGTCGACGTTTATTTCGGTGCTGTACCAGTAGCTTTTGACGGCTTTGCGTAGCGCCCAGCGCAGATACTTGAGGATTTCGTCTTTTGCGTGTTTTTCAATGTCAAGCGCAGACACTTTTGCGATGAGTTCAATGAGTTTTTCGGCGTTGTCAAGGTTCATTCGGTGTCTTTCTTTAGGGCGTCAATGACGCGGTTTGCTTCTGCGATTGTTAGGGCTTCAGGCACAGCTGCATCACTAGCCAACACCTGTTGCACGTAATTGAACAGGCCTTCCTCATCAAGCGACAGTTTCTTAGCAAGCACTTTCATGTAGCCAACCTGCTTAGGCGTAGCGGCCTTTGATCCCCCGACGGTGGTGATGTATTCCAGCGCAACGGGCGGGGCATCCGATCCGGGCGCAAGGTTGCCCGCCCCCGCCCGCTGCACCTTCGCCATCTCCTGACGGGATGGCCTTTTGCCATGCGTCGCGTAGTCGCAATTAGCGAGCGCACGACCGATCGCAGACGTTTCACAGTTCTCGACAAATGATGTTCGGTTGACTGGGCTTGAGCCTTTGACTTCTTCGGCGTAGCCAGTCGCGGTGGGTGTCGCCTGGCTGGCGTCGAAATAGACCTCTGCACGGAAGATGCAACTGTCACCGTCGTAGGCCATCATCGCTGTCTCAATGCGCCCTGTCGGGTGATCAAGCCAAAACCGGGCTAGGCGATCTTCAACGGTTTCGTAGTTGCTCAGGTCAAATGCCATTATGCGGCTGCCCATACGGTAAGACGTTGCGCGTGATCATGCTGGCCGCCACGATTGGCGTGGCGTACGGCGCCGGTGTTCACGATGGTGCGGCGTCGCACAGCTGCATTGAGCCGACCAGCAAGCCCTTTGGTGACGGGGAAATGTTGGCCGAGTTTGGCCCACACGTCGTCAGCGGTGAAATATCCGATTTCGCGGGCGCAGGCGTCGATTGCGGCGTCAACTTGGCGTTGCTGTGCGGGTGTCCATTTGGCGTCAGCGACCGCTTGGCTGATTTGCATTGCCTGCCCGTATGGGGTGGTGGGTTTGCCTGCTGGTACTCGACCATCACACACGAAATGGGTGCGGCCTTGAATGTCGGGCCATGCGATGACGCCTTTGCAAATGGTGCAGTTCATCGTGCCTTCTCCAACGCTGCGATCGCTTTGTCAATTGTCTCGATGTCGTACAGCGGTTCCGGGTCGCACAGGCTCATGGCGTTGCGGATGGTGCGTAGGCGTCGAATGACGTCGCTGTGCGGGTTGAAGATCGTGTCAACGATTTCGTTCAACGCTTTTAGGTGTTTGGCTGATGCGGATGTTGGCTCGAAGTTGTCGGCGAACATTTGTCGGGTCTCCTTGCTGAGTGTGTCGTCGGGATCTATGTAGGGATGTTCTATCACAGGTGTGTCACGGTGCTGTGGCAGCCCACGGTGCCCATCCGGAATTGTTGTAGATGGCGAGCGCGGCCCGCAGGTTTGCTTCGGGTATGTAGAGCTCGGCGCAATGGTTGACGCCTACGTCTTGGACTTGTAGCCAGCCCATCGGCCACGTGCTGTTGGGTATGCACCAGAAACCGTTTATTTGGGTCAGGCCGTAGGAGCCGCCCATCGGGTCGTCAACGTTATGTGCCGTCGGTGTGCATCGGCTCTCGCGGTACATGACGACGGCGAGCGTGTCGAGCTGATCTTCGGGCCAGCCGACCTGCCGGGCCAGGTTCACCGCGTCGTCGCACGTGGCAATGGTGGTGGGCAAGCTGGTCTCGGTGACGGTGGTTTGCTCAACCGTCGTTGGCGGATAAATGTCCCACGACAGCGGTGTGGTGCTGGGGCTAGGTTGCCCTGAGAGGGGTCTAGGAGCCTCTAGGAGCGTCGCAAAACCAAATATGGCTGTTACGCAGGCACATAGGGCGGCTAATGGGTTCAATGTCATGGCTAGGTTCCTTTCGTCGGTGATCCCACCATAGGGCGGGTCGTGGCGTTAGGCGGGGATACCCTCAAAGACCTTGAGAAATGCGGCTTTTACCAGTTCGGGGTTGTCTGCCATTTTGGGTGTGATCTCAACATGCCACCAATCGCCACCAGGTGCGCCGGACACGGTTTTCTTTTGATAGACCTGCCAGCCCATGCGGTCGCAGCGCCAAGCGCGGCCAAATGGTTGGGGCCAGTAGTCAATGACCATTTGTACGCCTAGCACGTTCGCATTGGCGACACATGCGCCGATGAACACGCGGCTGAGTTGTCGGCCGTTTGGTTTGCCTCGATGGTCGGGCATGTCACGGTAGGAGAGATCAACGGCTCGCCCGGTGGCGTGTACCGACAAACTGCCTGGCTTGCCTTTCATGTCACGTTGCCCGTACGACCCGTTGTTCCACAGCGAGCCGTTGGCGTATTTGACGGCCTGGCGGATCCATTCGTCCATGCCTGGGCGTGAGCCTTTGGCGGGGCCGTCGGCGTTTCCGATGTAGTCGGTGGCGCCTGGTACGCCTGGTTTAGCTTTGGCTATTGCCACGACCGTAGGCGGGATCGTTGGGGTTGGCCCATCGCATGACAACGGGGATGAGTGCGGCGACCGCGGCTTTGGCAAGGTCTTGAGGGTCGGTGTTACCGGTGGATGCGACAGCTGCGACAGCGGCGATGACTACCCGGACGTATGAGGCGAGCATTGCTTTGGTTTGTTTGCTCATTTGTGGTTCTCCGTGTGGTGGTCAATTTTTTGTTCTATTCGGCCCAGCGCTTCGTGTACCCGTCCGTGATCTTGATGGTTTTCTTTTTGGAACCGATGAATGATCGCCACGAGTACAGAGAAAGCGCCAGCGATGACAGCCACCACAATCGGAGTATCCATTTGCTCATCCGAATAGGGCTGCGGCTTCGTCGGCGGTCAAACCGAGCTTGGCAAGGACGGCGGCGCGGGCAGCTTCTCGAGCAGCGATCGCTGCTTTGTTAGCTTGGCTTTCCGCCATGTATTCCTCGTACAGTTGGATTTCTTCAAGGGTCATGTCGCGGTCGGTGCCGTTGTCGCTGATTCTGTGGGTCATGCTGTTTTTCCGTATCCGTAAATGGTGTAGGTGCCTGTCATGTTTACGCTTGTGGTGAACTTGATGCCGTCGTATGCGGTGGCGGTGGTGTGTACACCCATGCCATCCCATCGTTGAAAGTTGCCTGTTGAACCGTAAAACGATGATGAGATCCAGTTGCTCGCTTCAGCTAATTGTGGGCCGACAATATCCATGATGACCGTTGAGCTTGTTTGACCGACAGCGCCAAGCAATCCTGATGATTGGCTGAGGCGTCGTTCACCAGTAAGGGTTGTGTTTTCAATGGTGAACCTGATGGCGTTGTAATTTGTTGAGGCGTCTACGCCACCCACACGGAAATTGAGGGCTATTTCGGTGCCGGATGCGCTTGTGCATTTGATGATGGCTCGATAGTTCGTGTAGCTGCTTGTGAAAACGCTGTCCGCCGTAATTGTGGTGACCGCAGAAAAACTTGTTTCAGCTTTGACTACCGTTAGGCCGCTTGTTACAAGGGTTTGCCATGTTGAACCGTCGTAATACTGAGTTGTGTTTGTTGCTTCAATGTAAGCAAATTGGCCTTCAGATAACGTCTTTTCGCCTGTGCCCCCGAAAGCGGCGTCACGGGTCGTTGTGGTCGCAAATACCGGGATGCCTGTATTGACCTCAGTCATTTGAGCTGCGGTCAAAACCTGCCCGGCGGTAAACGCGGGAACGCTGGTCTGTGTATTTGGCATGGTGTCTCCTATCCTAAAACATTCAAAGCGTCAAGAACGCCATATGTGGCGTCGTCCAATATGAGCTGATAGACGATCGTGGTGGCCGCGGTGTACAGATTGACGCGATGCCCGGTGTTGAAGTCAATCAAATGTTCAATGCCTTCTACCGATAGTTCTTGGCCAAGGCTCGTCGTCCCGGTGCCTGTCGGAAACGTCTTTTCAATAGTAATTGTGTCGCCAATGTCAATCGTGGCAACCGTGTCACGCTGGGCGGCAGTCAGCATGGCGAATTTGGTGGCTACGTCGGTGTACCTGGCTTTGGGTTCACCGTTCAGCAAATAGGTGGCGGCGTCGGCTAGCTGGGTGCCAGCGCTTTCCAACAGGCTGTTGGTGATGCTTTCGGTTTGGATGAAATAGGTGCTGACGGATGTGTTGTCGGTTGCGGTGGCGTTAGCGCCGTCGAGGTTCTGCACATAGGCCCTATTTACGACTGAGTCAGCTTCAAATGTGATGCCCACGTTGTCAAAATTTATGCCTGTACCGTTGTCTTTGAAGTCGGCGACCGATCCGCTGAGGGTGGCACCGATGCGGTTTTGGAATGTCAACACGCCGTCACGCGACACGAACAGGCGGCCAAATTCGGCGGTGCCATTGATTTGGTTCAAGTAGGCCAGCACGTTTGTGCCTGCCGGGACGGTGTAGGCGCTGTCGTGACCGAGGTTGACGGTGCCTGTGGAAATGTTGCGGGCGGTCGGCCCGGTCGGGTAGTCGACCTCGGGTAGGTCTAAAACGCTTTCAATGCGTTCGCCTGATGTTTCGGTTGACACGTTGTAGGTGTCCATGTAGGTCTGTGCCAGCAGGTAGAAGTCGTCGGCGCAGTAGACGCTGACCGTGTTCAAGCCGCCCAACGCAAAGTTGTAGTCGTAGTTGACGACGTAGCCCTTGAACAGGTATTCAAGGACGTTGCTTGCGTTGTAGCGACCGAGGCGCACACGGCGCATCGGTGCCAAGCCAGGCACGTTGGCGTTGGCGTCATAGTACGGGGATTGGGTGTCAAACGGGTTGAAGATGCCGTCAGCGAGCGTGTCATTAAGCGTGAACGTCATGGTGCCTGCGCTGAACTGGTCGCCCTGATCTTTGCGTCCTCGACGCACCGCAATGTTCAGGGTGCCATCAGTAACGTCAGCGAACTGCGTGGTGCCGTCCAGCACATACGTCGTATTGTCTAAAACGCCTTTAGTGCTGTCGTCCAAGGTAAATGCGTCAATTTGGAACCCTGCGTCGATCTCGAGCAGGTAGTTGCCTGATTGAACGATTGCTGTGCCGGGCATCAGACGTACCCGCTGACCTCAATGCGCGCCGGGCCAGCTGATCGGTTGTAGGCGCGGATGCTGTCCACGACGGCCTGCCCGATCTCGGCGCTGGTTGCCAATCCGCCGTTGACGTTGACGGTGATGTTTTCCAGCATGGCGTTACGGGCGCTCGATGTGAACGGGTTGCTCGCGATGCCTGCCCCCAGCATGTTTGGGGCTTCCATGACCTGCCGTATGGATGCGCCCCCGCCACCACCGCCCCCGCCAGCCACGCTAGGAGCCGCTACAACGACCGCAGACCCCGTGGATGAGGGAATAGGCACCCCAAGGTTTTTGTCGCCCCCTACGGCCGCTACAGACGCGCTAGAGCCGCCGCCACCGATCTTGCCCATTTCAGGGATCGTAAAGCCTTTGCCGCCAATACCTGGCACCCAGTCGGGGATCTCAAATGACAGGCCGCCAAGGGTTGAGTTCCATACCTCGGCGATCGTGTTGATGATGCGTGTCCAAACGTTCAGCATTGTGTTGAGGTACCCGGATACAAAGTCGACCATGACTTTGACGCCAACTTTGACTGCGCTGAACACGGCGTTTACGACTTTTCTGAAGCCCTCAAATTTGGCGTATGCGGCAACAAGAGCTGCGCCGAGTAGCACAATGGCGGCGACTACGAGCCCGATCGGGTTGGCGGCCAGCGTGATGTTGAACGCGGTCTGCAAAAACGCTGCGGTCTTGATCGCCACGTTGTAGGCGATAATGGCGGCCGACAGGGTGCCGATGACGCCCGCCAAGATGATGACGACGTCGGCGTTTTCTTCGACGGCTTGCGCCATTTTTGTAATGATCGGTACTAGGCGCTCAAGCAATGGCAGAACGGCTGCGCCGATGCTTTCTTGCATTTCGGCAAACGCGATTTGCATTTTGGCCATGCCGCCCTCAGCGGTTTCGGTGAACGCTTTGTTGGCGCCACCGAACGTGCCGCCCAACACGCTGATAATTGTTTCCATATCGGCACCCTCACGAATGAGGTTGGCCATTTCGGGGGTGAGCGATCTCAGGGCTTTGTAGTTTCCTTCGTACGCTTTGGCAAGGCTGTCGGCGACGGTGGTGGCGTCAATTCCGGTTGCGCGGCTGATGTCGAGCACGAGCGACATTTGGGATTGTGCTTCGTTGATGTCTTTAGTGCCGCGCACGAGTGCTGCAAATGCGGGGCGCAGTACGTCGTCGGCGACCGCGGCCTGGCGTGACATTGCGCTGATTGCTTTCTCGACTTCGGCGATTTGTTCTTGCCCGGCACCTGTTGAGTTTTGGAGCTGTACGGCTAGTGCGGCTTGTGCAGCCTCATCTTCAGCGGCGGCTTTGGCGGCCATGCCAAGCCCAGCAGCGAGTGCGCCCGCAGCTGCGATCGCAGGCACAAACGCTTTTTCCATGCCATAGCCAACTCGTTCCGACGTTGTCTCTAAACTGCCGAATTCCTTTTTGGCGCGGGCAATACCCTTGTCGTCAAATTCGCTGATGATGGGTATGCGAATGCTCATATGGTTGCAATTCTACGATTTATCTCGGCGGCGACCTGTTCAAGCGCTTTGGTCATTTCGTCCTGCACGTCTGTAATGTGCGCCTCAGCTGACGGCCACATGACACGCGACGGGTTGCCAGCAAACGCGGTCAGCGCATCACCTAGGCGGTTTGAGTTGCCACGGCCCGCAATGTCGTAGATGGCGGCTGCCGGGTCTTTTTGGATGATCGTTACAACGCCGTCTTTTTTGCGTCCCGCGTCCACTTTGACTTGTACGCCACGTCGAGCCTTGCGCTGATCCCACGGCAACAGCTGACGCCCGTTTTGTGTCCAGCGATACCGCATACCCGACAACGCTTGTGCCGGGTAACGGCTTTGCGCCTCTAGCACGATCGGGCTGGCAATTTGCTTGGCGTCCTTGGCGAATTGTTTGCGGGCCTCAGGGTCAATCTGCCTGAGGTCTTGCAACATTTGCTTGACGCCGATCACCTCAACAGTTGCCATTAGCGACCCCGCTTTGCCTGTTGTTGTTGCTGTTCCAGCACGTAAAACACGGTGGTCAGGTCGCGTGTATCGAATTCCACTTGCGGCGGCCAGTAGCCCGTCATAACTAAGACCTCAGCGAGGGAGCGTCGCCAGGTGCCGCGATGGTAGGGGTTTCGTCGGTGGTTTCCTCAATGGGCGTGATTTCCATGTCGGGGTGTTCTGCGACCCATTCGCGCCACGTGCCAGGTACTTTGTCGCCCGCAAGTTTGCACAGGATGTACGCCCAGCAACACATATCAACAAAACCGATGCCTTTGCCGTCTGCGGATCGGCGGTTCTCGGTCTTTTCCCACTCAACGATGGCAAGCATGTTTGTGACCATGGTGCGAGGTTCGCGCCCGTCCTTGAGGTCAATCTTGAGTTTGACGCGCATTAGTTACCTTTCGTCGGGCAAGGCTCCGCCAGCGCGGGCTTGCTTGGTTTGTTTTCAGCGCCGCCCGATTGGGCTGGCGAGAACATGGCTAACTGGTGGCCTTTGCAAGTGTGCCACCCGTGAAGGTCAGATCGATCGTTGAAAGTTCGCCGAGCGATGCGTTGATTGGTGTGTGGCTTTCAAGGTATGCACCGGTGAGCGTGTACGACGGGTTGGTTGCCGAGACCGCACCGGATGCTGGCTGCAATACCAGCGTGGTGGTGGTGCCAACAAGGCTGTAGATCGACGCTTCGGTTTCGGTCGCCGCGTACGACTGGTACAGGGTGACGGTGATGCTGTTGTTGGCGAGGCCTGCGGTGTAGGTGCGGGCCGTTGAGCCAAACGCGGTGTTTTCTAGCGCTTCAACGTTGTAGGTGATTGTGGCGGCGGTGCATTGGTCGCTGAGGTCAACGCTGTTGATCGTGACGCTCGGGTTTGACAGGTAGACGCTGGTTGCCATGTGGGTTACTCCTCGACTGGTTCTGCTTTGACTTTAGACGACTTTT